AACGCGAAGTGCAAGCAACACCATCGCCCAAACGATTCAGCAATGCGGAGTAATTCCACTTCGTGGGCTGACCAACGGCGTAGATATCCGTGGCGTCGAATTGGTCGATGGTGAAACTACATTCATGGAACCGCCGACCGACGGAAGCCAAGAGCTTCGGTACGTTAATAGTTTTGATTTGATGGTTCACTATCAGGAAGGGGAAGGCTGATGGCACAATCTACGATTCTTGGCGATACCGGGAACGGAGCGACGATTACTTTTGGAACGAGCAGTTACGCGGCCAAGGTGCGAAGCATCGAGGCATGGACCGAAAGCATTGATGACCTCGATGTTGCGACGCTGGATAGCACTGGCTTTAAACGAAAGATTTCCAGCGACCTCAAAGACGCTGGCAATATCAAAGTCAACGTGCTGTTTGACACGTTCCTTGCGCCTCCTACAATCGGCGGTGCGTCCGAGACGGTGACAATCACGCTTCCAATTAGAACTGGGGAAACGACCGCAGGCAATTACGCCGGAACCGCGTTCGTTAAAGAATTCAGCTACCCACAGCTTGCCAATGGAACCATCCAGGAAGGTTCCTACGTGATTTGCTGGACGGGTGCAACGGGACCGGCTTACACGAAGTCCACTTGATGAAGGGTTGAACGATGCAGATTGAGCTAAGGCCGCACGTCGGCATTATGACGACGGCGGTAGGATTGGTGGAGGTAACGCACGATCAGGATATCTTGATCGTCGATGGCGTTCACGTTGGCTACGTGGGGCACCATGAAGGGGCACACATCCAGCCGATCGTAAACTTGCCCCAGCAAACTTGGGACAAGATCCGGCAGGAAGTCGAAGTGGTACGCGGCAAGGCAACCGCACCGGCTACCAAACTAACGATCCTGGAAGACGATGCAGCAACCGGAGAGGATGACTGACCATGGCACTGACCAGAGAAGAAATCCTTTCGCGTTCCGGTCGGCGATATCTTGAGCAAGGCGACTTCCGGTTGCAGTCCCTTACGCTTTCCGAGTGGTCCGCATGGGAGGCGGAGAGATTCGACCTCGATAAAGCGAAGATCACCAAAGAGCGGATGGCGTCGATGCGGCAACGGTTGCTTGTTCGTTGCTTGGTCGATTCGGATGGCCGAAGGCTATTTGATGACAACGAATGGAATCTGTTGTCGGCTTTGGACGCTGGCGATATGGGCGATCTATATGATGCGGCTCATAAGCATTGTGGATTCGATCGAGACGATACCGAAGCGGCGGGAAAAGACTAAGGCAATCCCCAAGGCTGAGGCTAGCCGCTAAGCTTTGCTTGGCGTGGGGGATTGCCGATGTTGAAGGCTGGCTAGACAGCCAGCCGAAGGCCGTTATTGACTTCTGGGAAGCGTTCGATTCGCTGGAACCGATTGGCGATGGCTGGATGCAGACGGCTACGCTGGCGAGCGTGCTAGATGCCCTTATGTCAATTGTGGCGGCTACTGGTGGGATGAAGAAAGAAATCCGCGATTGGGAATCGTTCATGCCTTCGCGGTTTGAACGATCCGCCAAGCCGGTGAGGTTGACGCGGCAACAATCCGCCGACGAGATGCGAAGCATACTTGCGAAAGCAACGGGGGTAGGTTGATGGCAAAGACTGTTGCAGCGGCGGCCATCGGCATAACGGCGGACACTACTTCCGCACGTAACGAGCTGTCTCAAATTCGGCGGATTCTGAGGGAGACGCAAGAGCCGACGCAAAAGCTGGAAGCCGACATTGCCTTGCTGGAAAAGCGAATCAATAGCAGCGAGCAGGCGGACGAAGCTTTGATTGCGGCGCTGGAAAAGAAGCGTGCGGAGTTGCAGCGAGTAAAGGCCGAAACACAACAGGCGACTGAGGCACAGCGGCAAGCGTTGGCGGTCGAAGAAATGCTTTCCGATGCGGTTGCCGGCCAGAGCGTGGAGCTTGCCAAGCAGAATTCCCAGTTAGAACGCAACCGCCAGTTGTCCATGGAATTCGGTTCCGCCGAAGCGTACAACAGCATTGCGGCTGGAAGCACCAAGGCAACGGCGGCCATGGGCAAGGCTAGCGGTAGTCTTTCTAAGATGGTATTGGAAAGCACACTGGCCACCAGGGCGGCCAGTGCATTGGGCATTAGCACGTCGACGCTTGCAACGGGTGGCATTGCCGCACTGGGAGCCGCGTTGCCGGTGGCTTATGTTGGGATGAATAAACTGACGGCGGCGGCACTCGATCAGGTCGACCAGCAGGACGATCTAGCCCGCATCCTTGGCGTGTCCTACAACGAGCTGAAACAATTCGAGTTTGCCTTATCGCTTGCCGGTGGTGTGTCGGCTGGACAGGCTACCGAAGGGCTACGCAACTTGAATAGGATGGTTGGCGAAGCTTCGCTAGGAATGGGCAAGGGCCGAAAGATATTCGAAGAACTGGGCGTTAGTATTTCCGATCTAGCCGGGATGAATGCCGTTGAACAGTTTGATGCCGTATCCAAGGCAATCGCAAACATCGAACAGCCAGCCGCACGGTCGGCCATTGCGATGAAGCTATTCGGAGACGAGCGGATAGCGTTGGCAGTTGGGCAGATGGCCGACCAATTGGCGAAGGCAAAAGAGTCCGCCAAGGAATTCCAGTTGCCACTTACCGACCAACAGATTCAGACGGCCAAAGAATTAAACGACCAGATGCAGCAGATTGCAGCGGTATGGAGTTCGTTTAAGGTTGGGGCGTTCGCTCTGATTGGTGATACGCTGATTCGCATCAATAAAGAGCTTCTGACGTTTGCGACCAATCTATCTAACGCCAAGGATAGCTTCTTCAATTTCTTTGGTATCAAAACATCCGGGCAGATTGCAGAAATGCAACGGCAGATTGACGAGATGAACCGCCAAGCCGAAGCAGCCGGAAAGCGTGTGCAAACGCAAGGCGAGCTAGAGGCACAGGCGGCGGCACAATTGCAAGAAGAGCTAGCCGGAATCGCGGCGGCACAAGACGAAGTCTTTAAGAGGCAGCAGGCTAGCCTACAGTTCCGTAAGGATGAACTGAACTACGGCAAGCGGTTGGCAGAGATAAACAAGGCTGTCCGCGAAGGCATGAGCGACAAGCAAGCTACGCAATTCGTCGATGAGATGATTGCCCTTGAAGAGCGAGAGAAGAAACAGAAAGCATTGATTGACCAGCAAGCCAAACAACAACAGGCGATGAAGGATTTCGAGTCTGTCCGCCGTGATGCTGCGATGCAATCGGCTACCGAGTTTGACAAGGTGGCTTCACAGGTCCGGGCATTCCGGACGCAGTTCGAGGGCTTGATTGGTGGCGACGAACTGGCACAAGTTGCACTGGAAAAGTTCGGGCCAGCTATGCGTGCAGCGTTAACTGGATCGATTCCACAGATCCAAGCCCCTTCGCTGGTGCGGGCTGGAAGTGCCGAAGCGTACCGTATGACCATCCAACCTCAGATCGACCAAATGCAACAACAGATCGATCTACAGAGCCAGCAACTAGCCGAACAGCAGGCCAGCAACGCCATCCTCCAAGAAATGAGCAGCAACATTGCCAACATCCAACCAGCACAGCGGAGACGTTAATAGATGGCTACGCAACTGATTGGAGAGCGACGGGAAGGCAATAGCGGAGGATTCCGCAAGCAGGGTGCCAACCTTATCTACGTCCACCGCGCAACGTTGCTGGTTTACAGCGACAACCGATACGAAGACAAGATCAACATACTAACTACACCCGGCTTGCCGGTGGTTGGCGTTCCTTACGGCGGATTCATCGGGACTTGCATTTCTAAGGATTGCGACCGCTCCGAAGTCAACCCGCATTACTGGGACGTGAAGGTTGAATTCTCCACCGGAGAGGAAGAACAAAAGCAGAATCCAAACGATCCAAACAATCCGAATCCTACAACATGGATTCCGATCTACGATATCACTTTTGAGACGTATCAAGAGGCGGCAACCAAAGATAACGCAGGGGCGGCCATTCTCAATACGGCTGGCATTCCTTTTGCCGAACCGCTGATGCGAAGCCGAGTGATTAGCGTGCTGGACTTCTACCAGTTCGAACCGGACAGTTTAACGCTCGATGCCATCATGGATCGAAACGATACGGTTAATAGCGTAACGTTCCGAAGTATCGCAGCGTGGAAGCTTAACCTATTGGTCCGCAAGGCAACCTTGGGGACCTACAACAATTTCCCATGCTGGCGGATTGAGTACCAATTAAAGTACCGCAAAGACAATTGGAAGGACAAGATTGTCTCCCATGGCACGCAGCAGAAGGTTAGCGGCCAGCTGGTGCCATGCGTCAACGCAAGAGGGCAGACGATCGACGCAGGGCTAACGTCCGCAGGCGTTCAGGTTGGCGTGGGGGTCGATCCTCACGTTATGGAAAAGGAAATCAAAGAGGCGATCGACTTCAATTCATTCTTGAGGTTCTAAACATGGCAACCAGTATCGAACGGGCGAACGTAACTATCGCATCCAGCGGAACAACCAGCACAGCGGCGCAGGTGCCGATC